CGTAAGACCTCAACGGCACCAGGCACTAGCACGATAGCTGCTGACGGTGTGCCAGCGACAGAAGCCACAGCATTGGCAGTAGCAATTGCAGCAGTTGGACCAACGCCCAGAAATACTGTATTTGCGCTGATATTGATGATCCGATATTGGCCTGTACTTTGGGCATTAAAACGCGCATCAACAAGTGCCTGAACGCCAGTTGAGGCAGAAGCCGCCGCAGGAATGACAACTGTGTTGCCAAGTGGCGCGAATGCGATTTGACTGTTCTGTGCCATGTCAGATTCCTTGTGCAGCGATGACTAATTTGTATGCTGCAATTACATCCACTGTGTGAATTGCGGAACAAATTGCTTTTACGCGGTCAGATTCGGCGCTGTAATCTGCACCAGGCACAACAACGTGGCGGTGGAACTTGCTGCTGATTTCAACGCCATCTTCTTTGATAGCGGTTTTAGTGCGAACTTGCACAGCGCCGTTATAAAGTACCTCAATAAGGTCAACGATTTCAACTTTTTCTAACGCCATTTTGATCTCCAATCAAAACCAAGAATCCGGTCAACGGGCCGGTACGGTTAAATTAAAGTATTGTTTGCTTGAGTAACCCCAGTATTGAATGTATATAAATTTGTAGAGTTATATACATTTGACTGAAAAATGCTATTAGTTGGGTTTTGGTTCCATTTTACGAATGGTGTATTAGCAACATTTGTTGAATTAAAATTGCATCCAGTTACTTGTAAAACTTGTTTTGTTGGGCTTGAAAAGTTTGCATAATAAAACCCTTTGGTTGGGGCAATGTTTGTAACAACACAATTCGAGAACTGATGAAGAAAAGTTCCCACCAAGTCAACTTCAAAAGTTGTGTAATTGAAAATTGCGCCGTTGGCGTATATGTTCATTCCAAGTGTTGAATCATAAATATAAACAATATGATTTGTAGCCGTTATAGATGTAAGCATTGAGCCAGGTGAAAAATAAACAGTGTTTCCAGGAGCGCCACCATTGGAAACTAATAATCCATTCCCGCCTGATCTTGGATAACCAACAAAGTTTTCACCAAATCTAATTTGTTCACCATTAAATGATGGAAATGTTGTTGAACCATATTCAACTATTGCATCTTCAATAGATACAGACTTGCATTTGTTAGGCATTAAGTGAGAAATTGGACCAGTATTGCAAATAGAATAAACTAAATTTGGATCGTTTGCAAAGAAAAACACATCGGCGGCATCAGCATTGTATGTTTTGTTTGTAACAATAAAACCATCAATGTTTAGTTTTTTTAAGTTAAACGCGCTTAAATCAATTTGAATTGCGCCTTGCGTAGCAACAGTGCAAACAATATCGTCCACTTGAAAGTTTTTAATGCTGATTTCATTTATGCCACCATAAATGTTCATTCCAACAATACATTTCCGAACAAAGCAATTTGTTAGATTTATACTGGCATAAGCGTTTGAACTTTGCATAGCATAAGCAAATGGCATTCTTGATGTGTTTTTATCAACAATGCAATTTACATAGTTTTGCTGGCAAACTTTATCCGGTCCAACAGCAGATTTAAAACCAAAAACTCGACCACTTGTTTGACCGATACCAGTTGAGATATTTAATGCTGAACAATTGACATAGGAAATACTATTGGTATTTTCGTGCCAAAAACCAGCGTTGTACTCGCCAACTGTCTGATCACAATTTGATGCAGTGTCTGCAATACAATTTGTAAATTGCACACCGTCCGTTTTGATGCCGCTATTGGAAGTTTCACAAACAAAACCAATACGTTCAAAGTTTTTGGCAACGCAGTTTACGACTTGAACATTTTGACAAGCAGCAAACAAGTAACCATCAGCCGCACTCGTCTGCACAGCATCAAGGATTACGCCATCAACTGTGCAGTTAGAGATTTTAATATAAGCCCCATCATAAAAAGCAATACCGCCAAACAAAGCATTTGTTACCTTAACGTCATGCACTTCAACGTTGTTGCAAGTTTGAAAATATAATGGTCGGCGAGTGGAATTTCCATCAATGCTAATACCTTGCACAAATACATTATTGGTGGCGGTGTAGTAAACAAAACCAACCAAAGATTCTGCGGTTGCCAATTGTTTTAATGTAGAACCATATCCACTAATTGACACCCTAGAAGTAAAAGTACCGTTGTACGCAAATGTTTTTCCAGATGGAAATAATAAAATGTTTCCATTTGCGTAAGCGTATGCTTCAGCAGCGTTGATTGCGGTCGTGTCGGAAGTTGTGCCATCACCGACGGCGCCAAAATCCATCACATTTACCGGAGTTCCGGTAATCATGGAATAAGAAACTTTTGTTAATGGCATTTTATTTCCTATTAAATAAAGTAAGTGCCAGAAAACAATAATGCTTCGCCAGACATTTGCGCGTTAGTCGTATTAACGCCGGGGACTAGAAGAAACAGCGAGTTTGCACCGCCTGCAAAATACATTAAACTTGCCGCTGGCTCAGTTGTATAATTGACGTTTCCAAAAATGGCGTTAGTGGCTGAAAACGGAAACCCTGTTATAGACGCGGCAATAGCACTAGCGTTAACGGGATATGTTATATTTGCAACGTATGAAACTTGTCGTCCAATTTTTGTGTATGTAGCGTAGGCCACTGTAAAAACCAAACCAACGCCACTGTTATCGGCTGGCGTCCAAGTGCCTTCCTCATAGTCATTTAACAACTCGCTTGTGCCTGTGCCGGTTGTAGCTGAAAAGTCAATGCCTAGACCTGAAGTTCCAATGATAAGGTTACCTGTTGAAAGCGTGACATTACCAGGCAAAGTAATGGGTGTTTGAATCTGGCTTGCGTTGATGGAATTGGTGATTGTTTTAAGCATTTCGGTTTCCTTAAACCAAGAATTCGATCACCGAAGTGAATGGTGGCGCTTCCGAGAATGTGACATTTCCGTCTGCGATTGTATACGTGCTTTGATTCTGATAGACGCCGTTGATGAATATCATACTTGGCACAAAAGAAACTGCAAAGATCGTTTGCGTACCTGTTCCTATTGCATTGGCGTACAGATTGCCAGCAGAGCCTGGAAAAGCATTGCCATTCAGCGAGGTATAAACCAACCTGCCTTTGCTATCTAGAACCTGAATGCTGTAGTCGCTACCAGTGTAGAAACGCGATGGAGTACCCTGATAGACTGGATAACCGTTAAGCGTGCGGATCGGTTGCGCGGCTGCAATCGTTAGAGCTGCGTCCCAATAGACTGCAATCGGGTTGGTTTGCGGGTTGAGGTTGACAGTGCCCACCAAGATGTAACCATTCTCCAGCGGCAGGCCATCAGTACCAGCGAATGCTGGATATGGCGGTTCAATTGAGAGTGGCCTCATTGTTGGTTCTCCTGGTCGAGTTGTCGTCCCGTTTGGATTGCACTCTGCAAGAACTGAATGCGTGCATCCAGAGATTGTTGGAAGATTCGCTTCTTTTGCAATTCATCTGGCACCAACTCGATCAGACGGTTCTGGGCTGGTGACTTACTAGGCATTTTGATTTGGCCAGACGATGCTGACTGGATCAGCCTGAGTTGTGATGTCCCGCAGAGCCTGTCGGTAGGTCGCCCATGCCGCCTTGTCAACGGGTGAGTCTGCTACCTGCGTCCAGTCGGTGTCTTTGAGCATCTGGTTGCGTTGGGTGCGGATCACTTGCCACTGTGTCACTACCCGCTGGTCAAGCTCTTCTTGGGTAAGTGGCTCAACGTCAACAAGACAGCACATACCGTCATGCAGATGCGGAGCCGCAGACACTAGCTTCTCTGTTGCGTGGTCGTAGGGCTTCCACACCGTGATGACGTAATAGCCCTCGGACTTGATCCAATCCACAGACGGCCCACGCTCACCGAAGGAGGTGTTGGGGAACCACTCAGTGTGGTCTTTGATGATGAGGTCTTGGTTAGCAATTTGCATGGTTACCTCGTTGGGAATGCTGCGGTTGGCGACGCCGTGATTGTACGAGCGGCTTTAGTAATTCTGATGTCTTCAAGATACCCGTTAAGTGGAGTTGTTCCAGTACGACTAGCGCCGACATACAAAATATCAGTCTGATTGAAGTTGTCATTTACGGCGCTGCCACTAGTCACTTCAAGAGTTCCGTTAAGGTAAATTTTAAGGTTCCCGGTTGCAGACCCAGACCTAACTACAGCAAAGTAATACCAAGTTGCTGCTGCCAGCGTTGTGGTTGATCCAGTCAAGTTTGCCGCTGTATAACTAAACTGAATCCTGTTTCCAGAGGTTACGTTGACTGACCAACCAGTAGATGCAGCGCCTTTGCTAACAATTCCGTAAGCAGCGCCGTTTGCGGTTAAATAAAACCACCCTTCAATCGTAAAATTACCCGTTCCAAGCTGAAGCTGCGGATTGTCAATAGCAGTCAACCAGTCTCCGGTACCATCAAACACCATACTACTCGGAGGAAACTGAGCCTGAGCGATACTAACCTGAGCATTCCCCGCCGTAAGCACATCATTCTGCACGGCGGCGTCGTAGATTCCTGCGTTGGTGAAGTTGG